GCGATGGGGCATCTCGTGAACGCCCACGAAACCACCACCGTTGCCCTGCTGTACGCGGCCCTCGCGTTGGTCGGCCCGTTCGTCCTCGCGCGGCTCCTGCGGTGGGCCGAGAGCGACGACGCGCAGCGGCTGGCAAGTGAGATCGGATATGCGATTGAGGAGGTGGTGCGATGAGCACATACATTCAGCTACCCGGTGAGCTCAACGTCGTGGTGAGTCACGCCGACGGTCTGGCCATTACAGGATCACTTGGGTTCTCGACCGCAGGCGACACACTGACAGCCGTAATCTACGAAGACACAGCTGCAGGGTACGCAGCTGCAATCGCGGCAACGCCCGCTCCGGCGGCGACTTGGTCTATCGCTCGTGTAGATAATTCGATCGGGGCCATCACGCTCTCGCTCGCGGCGTCGACCGTCAAAGGTCTGTCGCTCGCCAAGAGCTATCGATGGTTCCTGCGTTCGTCTGCCATGGATCGTGCTGTGACGTCTGGGACGTTCACGCTGAGGGCTCCATGAGCGACATTCGCGTAAGTGTCACGGGACCTGCTCCGTTTACCGTGAGCGTCACAGGCGCGACCGGCGTGTCGCCAGTGATCACGAACGGGCAGACGTTCAGCGTGCAGCTGGCCGGAGTTGGGCCGACCGGCCCGTCTGGGCCGCGTGGTGCCACCGGTGCTCGAGGCGAGGCCGGAGCCACGGGGGCGGCCGGCGCAGCGTCTACTGTGACCGGGCCAACCGGCGCTGCCTCGACGGTGACAGGTCCCACTGGCGCTGCATCAATGGTGACCGGACCAACCGGGGCCGCGTCAACGGTGCAGGGACCGATTGGCCCGACGGGCGCATCCGGACAATCGATCACCGGTCCTGCAGGCCCGACCGGGGCTCGCGGAAGCGACGGCGCTGTCGGAAGCACTGGAGCCACTGGCGCACGCGGCAGCGATGGTGCAGCCGGGCCGACAGGGAGCCAAGGATCTGCGTCAACTGTAACAGGCCCGACTGGAAGCACGGGTGCAGCATCGACCGTAACTGGACCAACCGGCGCAACTGGAAGCGTTGGCGCAGCGTCGACGGTGCCAGGGCCTACAGGTGCCCAGGGCGCATCTGTGACTGGACCGACTGGTGCAGCGTCAACGGTCTCAGGCCCGACTGGCAGCACGGGGCCGACAGGGCCATCAGCCGGCGGCTCGTCGCTCGCGAGCTACGCGACGACCGGGAACTTCCCAGTCACAGGCTCCGCAACCGTGTTGTACCTCGCAATCGATTCCTCTCGAGCGTATCAATGGGATACCAGCGGGGGCAGCGGCGTGTATGTCGAAGTCGGCGTGTCAGGTGGTTGATGAGATTACAGAACAGGACTATGAGCCTGTTGTGCCAGACGAAGCGGCATAGCCGGTCGCTCCTATTTGGCCTTTCGGCAGTCTGTGGCAGAACAAATCCGAGGTGACATCAATGCCTTACTTCTCATTGCCAGCAACGCTCAGTGGCAATGCCACGCAACTGCAGGGACGCGCTGTTTCAGCGACTGCCCCGACTGCCAACCAGGTCCTCGCATGGAGCGGGTCGGCGTGGCTACCGGCCACCGGCGTGACCGGTCCAACGGGCAGCGATGGCTCGCAGTTCTACGGTGGCGAGGGGGCGCCGTCGTCCGGGTTTGGTAAGAGTCGCGACTTCTGGCTCGACACGTCAAACGGCCGGCTCTACGGCCCTAAGGCAGACGGGTCCTGGGGATCTCCGCTGCAGCTGCAGACAGGCGCCCAGGGGCCGTCTGGTGTTACGGGGGCCACTGGACCGTCCGGCCAGAGCTACACCGGTCCGGCCGGCATTGGCGGCCAGACTGGACCGACCGGGGCTTACGGAGCATCTGTCTTATCCGTGGGAGGCGCGCCAAATGCCAACGTGGGTCGCGACGGCGACCTGGCGTTCGACGTGACGGGAAAAAGGTTCTTTGGCCCGAAGGCAGCCGGCGTATGGCCGGCTGCGGTTTCGATCGCAGGCCCCACCGGCCCGACAGGTTCGCTGACGATCAACGATGTGATCGCGGCCGTCGGCAGCAATGCCACATTGCGTGCCGCAATCAAGGCCGCCGCCACCTCGTGAGTAACGCCCGATGCTCGAGCACCTTCACCAGCTGGCCGTGCACGCGTACTACGCGGGCGAGCTCGACGCCGGCCGGCGGGCGTGCGAGCGATTGCTCGGCATGGACCTGACTCCGGAGCAGGATCGGCTCGTGCGACGCAACCGCAGCTGGTACACGCAGACGATCGACGAGCTCGTCGCGTGCAGGTTTCACCGGTTTGACGTTGAGCCGGCATCTGACGGCTGGTCGACGTTCAACCCGACGATCATCGCACACGACGACGGCTACCTAGCGATTGTGCGATCGAGTAACTACCAGATCGTTGATGGTCAGTACGTGATCCAGCCGGCGGACGGCGACAAGATTCGCACTATCAACGTACTGGTAACGCTCGACGCAGGCCTATCCATTTCATCGCAGTCTGCGATTCCTCAGCCCAGCTACCCTACATCCGATTATCCGGTGGATGGGTTTGAGGATTGCCGGCTCAATGCAGTCGGTGGGGAGCTTGTGGTCAGCGCCACGGTCCGCAACTGGGCAGGCCGCGACGGTACGTGCCGGATCGCCACAGCAACCATGCTGCCGTACAAGGGCTGCATGATCGACGCCGCCATGATCGACGAGCCGCACAAGCGGCGGCACGAAAAGAACTGGATGCCGATCGGAGGCACGTCAGCATTCCTTTACTCGTGCTGGGAAGCTGGCTGCGTGGCCACCATCCGCCGCGATGGCTGGCAGTGGGTGGTCGAGCACCACGCTGAATCGCCGGCGATAGCCCGCGGCTGGCGTGGTGGCTCGCAGGTGGTCGACATTGGGGACGGCCGATGGCTTGCCCTGGTGCACGAGGTGGCGGACGACACGGGCGGCCGCATCTACGAGCACCGGTTTGTGCTGTTCGCTGAGGACGGCTGGAAGATCGTCGGCTGGTCGCCGGCTTTCGCCTTTCGCGAATTGCGAACGATTGAGTTCTCGGCCGGGCTCGCCCGCCGCGGCGACCAATTGGCGGCAACCTTTGGCGTGCGTGACGCCGAAGCGTGGATAGCTGAGATGAGCCTGGCTGAGGTTCTGGCATTGATTGGAGGAAACGATGGGTGACGATCTCGATGACAAGGTCGGCGACCGTCTGCGGATGCACTGGATGCCAGGAGACTGGTTTCCATGTTCGCCGGAGGCCGTGAGCCACTATGCCGCCAAGGCCCGTGTGTGCCGCGAGCACAAGCCGTCGAGCGTGATCGAGATCGGCACGAGGTGCGGCTACTCGCTCGCGTCGTTCCACGTCGTGGCCCCAGACGCGAAGTTTCTTTGCGTGGACGGTGCCATCGACGCCGACAGTCCTGCGTGCCTGCAGCACTGGCAGAGCGTGGTCGACTCGCTCGGTATCGACGCCCAGCTGATCGTCGCCAACAGCCACGACCTGCAGCAGCTGCCCCCGGCAGACTTTGCCCACGTGGACGGCGACCACTCTTACCAAGGGGCGCTGGCCGATCTGCGGCTGGTGGCCCACGTGCCTGTCATCCTCGCCGACGACTGCGACAACCCGGAGGTCGAGCGGGCAGTCGAGGAGTTCGGCGAAGAGAGCGGACGCGAGCCGGTCTATTTCCATGACGGGCTGCGGAAGGTCGCCGTGCTTGTGGAGGCGTAATGATCATCGGCATCTACGCTCTCGCAAAGAACGAGGCCTCTAATGTCCCGGCTTGGGAGGCGTCGTGCCGCGACGCCGACGTGCGGGTGGTGACGGACACGGGCTCGATCGATGACACGACGCAGCTGCTCGAGTTCGAGGGCGTTACCGTGGCCCGCGGGAACGTCGTCCCGTGGCGGTGGGACGACGCCCACAACCTCTCAATGCAGCACCTCCCCAGCCACGTTGACGTGGCGATCCGGCTGGACCTCGACGAGGTGCTGGAGCCGGGCTGGCGGGATGCCCTAGAAGCGGCGTGGAAGCCTGGGACGACGAAGCTCAGGTATTGGTATCAGTGGAGCTCGGCCCTGCGATTCAAGAGCGACAGGATTCACCTGAGGGCTGGCTATCGGTGGACTGGGGCCACGCACGAGGGGCTGGTGCGGTGGAGCGGCGTCGAGCTTCAGACGCACTGCGAGCAGACGCTGATCCGGCACCACAGGCAGCCAGGGAAGCAGCACACGAGCGACCTGACGCTCCTTCGGCAGGCCGTGCACGAGTCACCGCACGACGCCAGAATGCAATGGTATCTCGCCCGCGAGCTTGATTACCAGCAGCAGCCTGGGATTGTCGAAGCGTTTGAGCACTACCTCACGCTCCCCGGCGGGGCCGCGTGCGAACGGGCTTATGCGTGCCGCATGCTCGCCCGCCGGCAGCCGGAGCGAGCCGGGAACTGGCTGCTGCGAACGATCGAGGAGTCGCCCCACGAGCCGGAAGGTTACCTGGCCCTCGGCGAGGCCTGCTGGGATGCCGGCGACGCCGTCGGTGCCCTGCACTGGACCAGGCGGGCATCGATGGCCCCCCCAGACAGGCAGACACACACAAGCGATCCAGTGGCCTACGGGCATCGAGCCCCTGAGATGGCCGCCACTGCGGCCTACAGCCTGGGGCTTAAGGCTGAGGCCTTAGAGCACGCCCGCGAGGCGTTCCGCCGGCACTCATCGCAGGAGACGGCCGCCGCGGTGGCCAAGCTGGAGCTCGAGCTCACGACACACATCCCAGGCCCTCAGGAGCGATAGCATGCCAGTCACGCCGCACCTCTCACGCAATCTCGCCACGCAACTGGCAGCCGCCCTGTCGGCATTCAGTTGGGGCAGCGTGCCCGGCGGCGCGATCGCCGCCACAATGCAGCGCAAGCCTGACTACGGGCTTGAGGATCTCGGATCTCTCCGCGTGTCGGTGGTGCCCGGACCGTACACGATGAAGACAGAGACCAAGGGCATGGAGTTGGCAGACACGACCGTCGGTATTGTCGTGGCCAAGCACGTTGGAAGCGAGGCGGATATCGTCGCCTTGGAGGATCTCTGCCAGGAAATCGTGGATGCGATCCGGTCAAACTACATCAAGCCCAGCGGTCTGCCTGAAAACAACGACTGGACAGAGGTCAGCAATCCCCTGCCCTACGATCCTGAGCTCCTCGAGGCCCGCAGCATCTTCATGGCACAGGTTGCTGTGCAGTGGGATGTGCCCGTCGATAAGTGGGCGCCGTCTGCTCCGACAGGCCCGACAGGAGCAACCGGCGCATGAGCATGCTAGATGCTGGCCGGAATCCGCTCGGTGCTGGTCTGTCGGGATCGATGGGCATCCCGATGCGGATAAATTTCGAATTCTTTTTTGACCGTGCCAGCGTGCAGGCCGCGCTCGACAAGGCGATCTACCGTGGTCTTTATCGCACAGGTTCGGTGCTCATGCAGATCAGCCGCCGGTCGATTAAGAAGATGGGCATGGCAAAGCCGACGCTGAAGGTGATGCGTGCTAACCCAAATGCCACGCTGCGACAGCTTCTATCAAACAGCAGCATCAGCACGCGAACGAAAAGAAAGATACAAGAGAGGCTATTCGAGATTCGGTTTAAGCCGCCATCGCAGGCAGGAACGCCACCGCATACGCACTTCGGCACCCTCCGCAGGTCAATCACTTACCAATACGATCCATCGACAGAGTCTGTCGTCGTCGGTGCGTTTATGGATGGAGCCCCTTACATCGCATCGCTCCACGAGCACGGTGGCACGCAGCGCATGGCGGCCTGGGCGTGGATTCCGAAATATGACCGTGGATACAAGGGAATCATCGCCTGGTATCGCGTTGGCAAGGGGCCTCGGAACACGTCCAACTGGCAGCTGACGTCAAGTTTCCGGAAGACTTTCTCATACCCACAGCGTGCGTTCATGTTCCCGGCCATGATCGAAGGCATTCGTCGAGGTCGCATCGCGAAGGAGTTTGAAGGCAGGTTCCGAGTTGGGTGATCAACCGTTCAGGTATACTGACGGTAGGCACTTTCCCCACGCGAGGAATCAATGGCCACCACGATCTATCTCGGCAAAAACACGACTATTTCCGGGCTCACTGGCGTGCAGGACGTCTCGATGACGATCGAGGCCGAGAAGGTCGACGCCACGACTAAGGGTTCAACTGGCGTTTACAAGCGCACCTTGGCCGGGATGCAGTCGCGAACCCTTGAGGCCACGGTGCTGGGCGACACTGTCCAGACCTACGGCAAGGCCGTCACCGTGACCGTGACGCCGACCGGCGGCACTGCGTTTGCAATCACCGGAGTTCTGACGAGCGCGAAGCGGACGCAGCCCATCGGTGGTGCGGAAGCCGTTTCGATCACGATCAAGCCTGGCGTAGCGCTCGACGTCGGCGACCAGGTCACCGTCTAACCACCCCGCGAGGTCTCAATGGCCAAGTACAAGCTCGGTAAGAACGCCCTCGTCACTGCACCCGGCGTCATTTTGGACAATGTTGTCGACGTTGACCTGAACGCCAGCGGCGATGAGGTCGATATCACTGTTTTTGGGGATACCGAAAAGCAAGTCGGGTGCGGCCTGCTCGACGTGACGGTTGAGGTGACCGCAACCAGCCATTCGGCAGGCGTAGGATCTACCGGTCCGATCACAGTCGGCGGTCTTTCGTCGGTTCCGTGCGTCGTTCTCGACGTCAAGGAAAAGGTCAGCCCAAAGGGGCGGCACGAATACACCATCACCTACGCGCCGACTGTGTCCTGAGTCTAGAGGTGACCTGTGGCCACGGTCCGCCTCGCGAGGTCTCAGTCCATCAGTGCCGATGGGATTGTGCTATTGGGCACACGAGACTTTGATGTTGATCTAGATCTCGACGCTGTCGACGTCACGCCGTGGGACTCATCTTCTCGCGCGGAGCTCACGCTCACTCAGACGGCCTCGGTGACTCTGCAGATTTACCACGCCGAAGATGTGCGACGGTTCATTGCGAAGTGGAATAAGTTTCCGCCGGAGCCAGTGACGATTGCAGTCGATGGTGCTGAGGCGTTGTTCTTGGTGCACAAGGTGAAGGTGTCTGGCCAGTTCTCTGGCACGCTCGCATACGAGGTCGTCTTAAAACTCTGGCCGTATACATAATGGCAAAATTCCAAACACTCGACGGCAAGGAATGGGTGGTCGATATCACCTATCTCACGGTCAAGCGCGTCCGCGATCTGTGCGGCGTTAACGTGCTCGACATCTGCAACCTCGACAAGGAGTCGCTATCGGGCTGGGTGGCAGACGACCTCAAGGTGCTCGAGGTTGTGTGCGCCGTGGTACGGCCGCAGTTGGCTGCCGTCAACATGGCAGACGATGAGTTCCTCGCTGCGTGCGATGGCCAAGTTCTTAAGGATGCCGTCGAGCGATTGATTGATGAGGTATCCGATTTTTTCCAAGAGCCCAGGAAGGGGCTGGTCAGGAAGGTGATAGCGAAGCTGAGGGAGACAGAGCGGAAGATGGAAGCCCAGGCGGAGAAGGCGATCGACGAGGCCCTGAGCCAGTGCGACTTCGAGGCAGCCCTCGAGACGCATGGGAGCTCGGGTTCCACCTTGCCGGAATCGTCGGGGTCGAGCCTTGGGGACTCACCCTCCGGCAACTCGTCTGGATGGCAGAAGGGCGGCAGCACGAAAACTGGACGCACACGGCGTCGCTAATGGCGATGCACGCGCAGATAAACCACGACGAAGACAGTAGCGACCCTCCGCCAATCATGCACAACTTTCACCCCTTCTATCGCGTCCCGAAGCCGAAGCCGCAAGAGGCGACGCCAGATATTCTGGCCGCGTTCGGGTTCCGGCCAATAAAGCCTGAGGTGGCTGATGGCGGCTAGCGCAGGGGCAATTCGTGCCGGCTCCGCCTACGTGGAAATCTTCGCCCGCGACGGGCAGTTCCAGCAGTCGATGAGCCGCATTCGTGCCCGCATGATGACGCTTGGCACGCAGCTGCGGCAGGCCGGCACTGGCATGACGATCGCCGGAACGGCGCTCGGGGCGCCATTCATATTTGCCGCCCGCACAGCGGCCGCGTTCTCGCTCGAGATGGCACGGGTGCGTGCGAACACGGGCGCGACTGACCAGCAGTTCGCGCAGCTAAACGCATCTGCAAAGAATTTCGCCGTTCAGTTTGGCCGTGCACCGGAAGAGGTGGCGGGCGCCATGAGCGAGCTCGCCAAGGCCGGGCTCGACGCCGAGGGCGTGATGAAAGCCATCAGTCCAATCCTCTCGGTGGCAGCAGCCGACAATATGGAGCTCGCTAGGGCCGTCGAAGTGGTCGTTAGCACTATGGCGCAGTTCCGCATGGGCACGGACGATTTCGGAACGATTGCCGACAAGCTGCAGGCAACTGCAAACGCCTCGACAACCAGCGTAGACTCGCTCGGCGAAGCCCTCACGTATGTTGGCCCAAAGGCGTTCGCCGCCGGCCAGTCTCTCGACGATGTGCTTGCATCGCTCGCCACACTTGGTGACGCCGGGCTGCGTGGATCACTTGGTGGCACGGGGCTCGCGAGAATCATCGAATCAATTGCGAACGAAGAGGGAAAGCTTGCCGCACTCGGCGTTAGCACTCGCGACGCTACTGGAAACATGCTCCCGTTCATGGATGTCATGGAGCAGCTTGGAAAGAAAGCACCGGATGCGAATCTTGATTCAATCCGCGTGATGACTGAAATCTTTGAGATCCGCGGCGCTAACGCGGCCACATCACTTTCGCAGATGCGTGACAAGTTCGACCAGGTCATGCAGGCGATTGGCAACTCTGGTGGATCTGCGCTCGGAAAAGCCAAGGCGGTAATGGGATCCTTCGGTGGAGCCGTCAAGCAGCTTGGCGCCCAGTTTGGCGTGTTCCAAATCCAAGTGATTGAGTCGATGGGGCCAATGGCCACACAGGTTGTGCAAGCATTCACGCGAATGATGGCGGTGGTCGGTGACTTCATCAGCCGTAACGGTACGCTCGTCGCGATCGTGGCCGGCAGTGCGGCCGCCCTCTTCAGTCTGGGCATAGCCGCCCTGGCGGCCGGCATCGCCATTCAGGGCCTCGCCACGGGCCTCCGCGTCATTCAAGCCGTGTTGCCGCTGATACCGGCCCTGTTCTCTCCGATCGGCCTCGCGATCGCCGGCGTCGCCGCAGCTATCGCTGGCGGCGTTGTGGTTGCCCGCACGCTGTCGCCGGCATTCAAGGAAGAGACTGACGCAATCGCGGCCGCCCTCATGCGGCTCGACTTCGGGGCCGCGTGGTCCGTGATGAACATCAATCTCGCGATCGCTCTTGTGCAGATGCACCAAGCGTTTGCTCAGGCGTTCGACCTGGTTAAGAACACGGTCATCTCCGCCAGCAGCTTCATCGGCGACATGCTCATCCAGGGCCTCGACCGGTTCATGGGGCTGTTCGGCGCCGACATCCTCACGCTGCAGGCCGGCTTCGAGAAGCTCGGGGTTTATTTCCGAGCCGCGTTTGACTGGGACTTCGCCGTGAACGGCATGTCGGACGCACTCAAAAAGGTCGAGGCCCGCGTCGAGGAAGCCCGCCAGCGAGCACCGACGGCAGACGCTCGAGCAGAGCAGCGGAAGCAGGAGCGAGAGAAGGCAGCCGAGGGCCGCAACGAGGAGATCAAGCGGCGCGACGCCGGCTTTGAGGACACGATCAAAGAGCTTAGGAAGGACGCTGCCAGGGCGCGTGAGCGTGCCCTCGGAAAGCCTGCCAAGGCACCGGAAGAGGCAAAGGCAGCTGAGGAGGCAAAGCCGGTCAAGCCGAAGCTACCTGCGGCCCCACCTGGAGCGTTCATGCCGCCACCGGAAGGCGCAAAGGCAGAGAAGGACAAAGGGATCTCTTCGGCCGGTAACTGGAGCGGTGTTGGGCTTAATATCGGTCCGGAGATTAGCCGGATCGAGGATCCCGCCCAGCGGACTGCCGACGCCACGGAGCGGACTGCCGAAGCAGTTGGTGCAATCGCCGCAGGTCAGCAAGGCCAGGCCGCTGGCATGGCCAATGACGATGTTGAGGCCCGCCTAAAGGCATTCGCGGAGGGCGGTGATCGTATTCCGGCCCGTGGCACGCTGCAGGATGTTGCCCCCGGCGAATTCCAGGCCGGCCTCGATGCCGTCGCGATGGCCGGCGCCGACCCAAACGTGACTGCCGAGCAGCTGCTCGCCATGCACGGCGGCGGCGCTGGTGTAATGCCGCAGCCTATTGGCGGCGCTCCAGCCATCGCGATGGACGTGGTAGCTCCCAGGGCCGTTGCCGGCCAGCAGGCCGCGGCTCAGGGCATGCAGGCAGCTACAGAGACATCGCAGATCGGGATCGCTTTCCGCGAGGTCGGCAACGAGATCGTTGCGGCCATCTCAGAGGGCACGAGCGTGTCAAAGTCGATCCTGTCTGTGCTGAATAAGATCGCCGACAAAAAGGCGCCGGAGGCTGCGTTCTCATGAGCTACACGGTATATGAGCTTCGAGATTCAGAGAGCGGAAGCGTCGATAATGAAGGCATGGAATCTGGCGAGGTCTGGAACGTCACAAAGAAATACGTGATTGGCCAGTGCCCCGGAGGGATGGGCGAGGTAAAGGACGCGATCTCAGACTACATGCCGCGTTACTGGCAGTCGGCCGTCGGCTACTGGCGGCGAAAATCGATTGCAATAAAGGGAATCGGAAAACAGTGCTTTGAGTGCACTGGCGAATACACGACGCTCGTGCCGGCCACCGATCCAGGCAAGCCGCATGACCCCAACAATGACAGGCAGTTCGTCCCTGGGTCCATCGCTTGGGACACGACCGGAGCCACCGAGCACATCACAAGCGCTCTGGAAGAACGGGTTATAGGCGGCGGCATCAACGATAGCTTTGAGGGGGCTATCAACGTACAAGGCACAAGCGTTGGGGGTATCGACAAAGTCGTGCCGGCAATGAAGTACTCCGAGACTTGGATCATGCCTACGCAGGTAGGGCTGTCGACGACGTTCGTCAAGAACGTGTATTCGCTAACAGGCACGGTGAACATGTTTCGCTTCAGAGCCTTTTCGCCGGGAGAGGCGCTGTTCATGGGAGCGCGAGCTCAGTGGAGCGGCGACCAGCCCTACACTACCGTCACGTTCGACTGGCAGGCGCGCGCGAATAATGATGCGTTCTACGTGAAAGGCCTGCAGCCGACTTCCCGTGAGGGGTGGGAATATCCGTGGGTTGTGTATAAGTCGCAATCCTCACCAAGCGGCCTCCTAGTACAAATGCCAACGCACCTCGTCATTGACACGATCTACGAAAAGAAGGATTGGTCTGTCCTTGGCATTGCCAAGTCACCTGGGGTGAAGCTCAAGGGATCGAGGGCTACCAGTGCATCAACTGCGGCAGCCGTGGCGGCATTCTTTAACTAGCCAATGGACCCCAGACAGCACGTCAACACGGGCGATCCGATAAGACTGGCGGCCAGCCAAGTCAATGGGCTGAATCGCCTGTTGACGCCGAATGCTGGCTTTCAAGCATTGTCTGCCGTAGACCAACCGACGCCGTACACGTGGGTGATGGCGAAGAACAATACAGACTCGACGGTCCCGCGGTGGGGAGTGCTCGCCATAACGGGCATGGATATCACCCCTGGCAGTAATACGAACGCCACCAGCCAGTTCGAGCAGCTGCCTGTGGTGGCCGGTGGCACGCCGTCTGCGGCGACGACCGCCTGGTGCGTGGCCGTTGAGCCGATTCAGTCTGGTGCGGTCGGTAAGGTGGCTGTGGCTGGCGTGGTGCAGCTGAAGACTGCGGACCTCGGCAAAGCGTCGGGTGCTCACGTCCTGTGGAAAGATTCAAACTGGGCGCTGATTCGGATTCAAGCTGGAGTCATTCGCGGCACATTTACCGCACCGTGGAACAAGGGCAGCACGAAGACGGTCACAGACGCGACGCTTGCAGCGGTCACTTACGCGGAAGTTAGGAACTACTTCGCTACCGTGGGCGGCTCTGGCAGCAAGGGGTGTGCGATTGCCTACGTTGCCG